TCGCATCACGCAGGCCGCCGGTGCCACCGTAGCCGATACCACCCATGAAGCCCTGGAATGCGAATCGCATATCATCGAGGACGCCGACGCGCTGCTTGAGCGTGTCGAGCAGATCGCCGACGCCGAGACCGATGTCCTTGATCGTCGGCAACCAGCTATCGCCGATCTCGATACCCTTGGCTCTGAGTTTGTTGCCGATGATTTCAAGAGCGTTGCTGGTCGTCTGCGCACGAACCAGATACTCGTTGAAGGCAGATCCCGAATAGTTGGCCGACGTGCCGACCATATCGAGTTCGCGCCGCAACTCGCGCGTGTCGGCGATGACGGGCAGAAGCCCCCTCGCCTCGTCACCGAACAGCGCCGAGGCGATGCTGTTGCGCTGCCAGGCCGGCAGCTTCTGGATGCGATCCATCACGTCGAGCGTGGTCTTGAGCGCATTCTTCTGCATGTTCTTCGCGGTCTTGACCGAATCGAGACCGAGACGCGAGAACGCCACGCGCTGCTTTTTCGTGGCACGCTCGCCGACGGTAAGCGCCTTGCCCATGTTTCGGAAAGAGGTGGCCGCGACCTCGCTTTCCGCGCCGGCAGAGATCATTGACGATCCGAATGCGAGCGTCTGCGTGTCGGTGAAGCCGAACATCTTGCCGACGGCAGCCACGCGCTTGTCGAAGTCGACGAGGTTGCGCGCTGCAGAAGCACTGTTGTTGGACAGATGGTTGATGGCATCGGCGTGCAGGCCGAGCTGATCTACATTGAATTGAAGCTGGGTTTTGATCTTCGCCAGCGCGTCGCCGGTTTCAGCCTGCGACGTGTCCCATGCGACCGAAACCTTGGCCGCCATCTCGGAGAACTTGCCGAGTTCCTGCAATGCCACACCCGACTGTCCGGCAGCGGCATAGATGTCGGCGATACCCTCGGCCGTGACGGGCAGTCGCTTGGACAGGTCGATGATCTCCGACCGCACGGCAGAGAGCTGCGCCGGCGTGCCGTCGACGACCTTGCGCACGTCGGCGAACTTTTCCTCGAACTTGATCGCAGCGCCGACCGTGCCGCCGATCGCCTTGGAGACACCGATATAGCCGGCGCCGAGCGCCAGCATGTTACGCACCGTGCCGCCCATCATTCCAGCGCCGCCGCCGATCAGGGCGCCAGACGTGCGCTGCCCCTGTCTGTGAAGACGGCCGAGCGCAGCGCCTATGCCACGCGCGGGACCGGTCACCCGGTCGGTCAGGGATACGATCAGGCGGGAGGTGAGAGTTGCCACGTCACAACCTTTAGGTTCTCGACTCTCCGAGCATCTCCTGATTTTTTATCCAGGGATGGGAGGGTAAGTTTTGGTTGACTGGGATTTTCTTGCAGACCTGCTCGACAGAGAGATCGAGAGAGTGAATTCGGTTGTTGGCAACAGCGTCGCGTCGTTTCGAAAGAACACACGAGCGCATATCGCCAACATGACGCAGCGGGACCTGACATCCGAAGCGGTGGACGCGTTGAAGGATGTCCAATCTAAGTGCGAAGAACTCGCTCGGCATCTTGATCAACATGGGTTGCTGGCTGCCGATGACGCGACGCAATCTCATCGAAGAGCTGCGAGGCTTGCTGCGCAACGGTTGCGCGGCCTTCGGGCAAATTGACCCGTCTATCTGTCGGTACGGAGTCTGCAGGTCGATAGAGAGCCTCGATGGTGTCGCGCCAACGGATCGCCTCCGCTGGCGTCATAGCTACGATTTCGGAAAGAGGGCTGTTGAGCTCCCGGCAGAGCCAGGCCGTCAGTCGCCGCCACCCTGCTCGGCGACTGTCGTGAAAGGGCGCAGCGCCTTGTCGCACGCCGCATAGTCGGCAAGATTGAACTCGGCGATTTCCGGCTGCGTCGCTCCGGAAAGCTGCGCCATCATGACGGCGGTAATGCCATGCGGCCCGCCGTCCTTTGCTACGTTTTCGATGACGATCAGGTCGGCAAGCTTCGGTTCGCGGAAACTGATCGTGTCGGTTTCCTTGCCGGCCAGCTTGTAGGATTTGGACAGCTTTACCTCGATGGTCTTGGTCATGCGCACGGCCCTCCATTACGCCAGCAGAGCAGAACGGATAGTCGCCGTCCGCGAGGTGCCGCCGATCGACACGTTAAACGGGTCCATTTCGATCAGTGGAGCGCCCTCGACCTCGAGCTTGTAGTAGCGAACCGTGATCGAGAAATCGTTCTCGCCCGCCTCGCCCGGCTTCCATGTGCCGTGATCGGTTTTCATCAGCCGCCCGCGAATGTAGGCGGTGGCGTTGATGACGGTGCCATCCTCATGAACGAGGGCGCCGGTCGCCATATATTCTTTCTCGACGCCGATCGCGAGGCCGAACAGGACGATGACCTGCGGATCGAAGCCCGTCAGCTTGAACGAGCTTTCCGGCTTCTCGTAGCCCATCGGGATATCCATCGGCATGACCATGCCGGCGTTGCGCATTTCCTCCATCTTTTCGGTCGGGACCGGCAGCGTGATCTCGCTGGCCTGCCCGATCTTGGAGACGCGGTCGACGAAGATATTGCAGTTGCGCAGGATGAAGCGCGGCATTTCGGAGTTGGACGCCATCGTGGTCGCCTTTCGATTTCAGGAGTACAGAGATGGATGATGAGGCCGGCCGCGCTTACGCGGCCAGCGAACCGCTGCCGATCTCCTGCGCCACCTGGTCGAGCAGGAGCGTATAGGCGGCAATGTTGCGGTAGGAGGTCAGGCGGATGTCGACCATCGGAGCGGGCGGCTCGAACTTGACGCCGAGCTTGACGATGCCCTGCGCCATGTCCTCGTCGGAATTGCTGTCCAGCAGCCAGACATCCGAGCCCGGCAGGACGGCCCCCTCGCGCTCCATCGTGCGCATGAAGGCCCGGCCGCCTTCGATCATGAACTTGAGGTTCGCCTTGGAGAACGGCTTGTCGACGAACTCCAGATAGGCCGCCTCAAGCGCCTCGTTGACGGCGTCGGCCGTGCGCCGCACGCTGACGAACTGCCAGACGAGTTCGCTGGCGCAGGTCCAGACGCCCCATAGCCGGAAACCGCTGTTGTCGATGTTGACGATGGTGTTGACGCGGTTCTCGTTGAGATAGTCCGACTGCGCGCCGTAAACGACAGGCCGGTTGACGCCGGTGATGCCGGCGACGCCGACGTTCGACCCCGCCCACCAGAAACCCTGGTCGAGGTCCATCTTCGCCTGTCGCGCCGCCCATATCGGAGACGACGGTTTGGCGACGTTGGCCGCGCTCTCCGTGTCGAACTTCAGAACCTTCGGATCGCAGACGAAAATCCGCTCCGAATTGATCCCGCCGCGATAGGTGACGGCAGCGGCGTCGCTCGTATCCGGCCCGTCGACATAGGCCACGGCGCGCAGCGCATCGGCCACGCCCATCAGTTCGGCGACAACCGGGTTGATGACGCTGCCCTTCGTGCCGGTCGCCGTCGCGCTCGACCCGCCGCCGCCGAAGGCGACCGTCACCGAGCCGGTGAAGCCATAGCCGGGCTTGGTCACGGTCACGGAATCGATCACGCCGTCGGCAAGCGTCGCGGTCGCGGTCGCGCCGTCGCCAGCGCCGCCGATCGTTACCACAGGATCCGTGTAGCCCGATCCACCATCGGTGACGGTGATCGCCGTGACCGCGCCGTCGGTGACGGTTGCCGTGGCGGTGGCCCCGCTGCCGGAACCGCCGGCTATGCTGACCGTCGTGGTGCCGCTGACATAACCACTGCCCCCCTCGCCGACCGAGATCGAAGCGATTACGCCGTCGACGACCTTCGCCGTTGCCTCGGCGCCGTCGCCGCCGGTAATCGTCACCGTGACGGTGTCCTGATCGTAGCCAGAACCGCCAGCGGTGACCGCAATGGCCGACACGCCGTCTGCCGGCGCCGTCTGCGTGAAGCCGGGAGCGATCAGCAGCTTCGGCTTGTAAAGGCCATCCGATCTGGCGCGCTTGAAGGCGTGGACGCCGGCATAGGAGACTTGGCTGCCAACGAGATTGGCCCAGGTCGCAGCCGTGTCCTCGCCTTCCTCGACGCGCACCATGACGATGGGGCAGACGACCTGGTCGAAGATGCTGTCGATCGCATCCATGAGCGTGCCGTCCATGCCAAGGCCATCGGCATCCGACGGGCGGAGAAGCTGGATCGGCTTGTTGAGCGGGAATTTCGTCGCATCGGCATCGGGCGCCGTGCCGATCAGGCCGATGACAGCGGTCTGCGCGATGCGGACCAGAAGCGGGGTTTCGGCCGACTCGAACACGCGCGTGCCGTGATGAAAGGACACAGAAGCCATCTGGCTCTCCTTTGATAGTGGCCCTGCGGCCGGTTGAAGTTCGAAAAGCCCGGCTCTCACCGGGAGTTGGCCGCTACTGGGCGTGCGGCGACATCGGGTCCGATTATCGTGTCTCGCTAAAGCCCCTTGGAAAAGTACGGCAGAAAGGTGCGTATCCGGGGCTTCTCTTGCGAATTGTCCGGCGGCGGTAAATGTGCCATTGCAGCTTCAAGAACGCTCCGAACAATTGGTTCTAGAGACCTGCGTGGCCGACCAGGCTCAACACGCACAAGCGCATCGACGCCCGCTTTCACCATTTCGGCAGTGACTTGAGTTTTTGCCATCACGGCCAGCCCGCTTCAACGCCCACCGCATCGAGCGCCGCCTCGTCTTCCGCCGCGTTTGCCGCATCCTTGAGCGCCCAGCTATTGGACATGCAGGCCGCGCCCCATGCAGCCATGCCGAGCAGGACGGTCAGTCCATCGGCATAGGACAGCGTGAAGGTGGAATTGTCGGCCGTGCGGAACTCCGCGCCCTCGACAGCCCCCTGTCCCGCCGCGACCGCCGCCGAATAGCTGGCCTGCGAGATCAGCCAGTTGGTGCGGTCTTCCAGATTGCGGGTTTGCAGGACTTCCCCAGCCAGAGTCACGTTGATGCTTTCCGGGACAGTGAAGCCGCCGGTCAGCACCTCGTTGAGCTTGGCGTTGACGGCGGCGATCTTGGCGGCGCGGAGGTCTTCGAAAGTCGGGCTGTTGGCCGCAACATATTCCGGCGACAGATCGATCAGTTCACCCCGGACCAGACGCTTGCTCATCGCTGCTGCTCCTCTATCGTGCCGGTGCTGGCGAAGGCCGCGCCGCCGTTCGTGTAAATGCGGATGGCGTTGATCTGTGCGCCGGTAGAGACGCCGCCTTCGTTGATGTTGCTGCCAAATAATGGAGGCGGCGAGGTGCTCCAGGGGGCGGTTCTCATGATCATATTCCCGAGCTTCAGACCGGAAAAATCAAGATAGCCGTATCGTGCAAAAGTTCCGGCCCCGCCTGTGTGCATCGCATTGCCAAATTGCGTCCATGTGGCGCCATTGTCGGTGCTGAACGACAGATTGAACACGTCGGCGGTGGCGCACTGTATGCCCTTGATGGTCAGCCGAAGCTCCTCGCAGTCCAGATCATCGAACACAACCTCGGTGGGCGAGCCGGAGACGGTCGTTACGACGATGTCGGACCATGTCGGCTCGGCCACCACCCCGGTCAGGTTTTTGCCGACGACGGCAGGCAGTCCAGGAGAACCGTCCACGTCGACAAGGGTCACGACATCCCCGACCTCCGTTCCCGCGTTCTGCTCCGAGGCTGAGCCGAGCGTCGGCTTGTCGTCGAGATCGTTGTAGGAGCCGCCCGTAGCGACCGGCTTCAGGTCAGCGCTATTCGCCTTCGCCGCCAGCGCCGCCGTCACCGTGGCCGCAAAGTTCTCGTCGTCGCCGAGCGCGGCGGCGAGTTCGTTCAGAGTGTCCAGCGCCGCCGGCGCACCACCGAGCAGCGCTGCGACCGCCGCGTTGACGGCGGCGGTCACCTCGGCGTCGGTCGCCATGTCCTCAAGTTGCGTCGCGATCGCCGTCAGCGTCTCGCGGATGCGCTCGATGTCGAGCCGGGCCGGATTGTCCGGATGCGGCAGGGGCCAGCCCTGGGAGGTGTCGTCGAGAACGGTCATCAGGAATCCACCACCACCGCGCGGAGATCGTCAACATAGGGAAGCGCCCCGACGTTGCCGGCCAGTTCGACCTTGAGGTTGCCGGCGCTCGCCGTGAAGCCGGTCTTCTCGAAGCGGTAATCGAACCAGCCGTCGCCGCGCGCCGTCGCCGAGACCTGCGACATAGCGGCGTCGGCATCGGCGTCGTCGACGACCTTCAGCGTCATCGTCGCATCGACCGGCACCTTCGCCAGCACGAAGGCAACGACGGTCTGGTCGTCTGCCGCAGCGATCGTGCGGGAATTGTAGACCCCCGCCGCCTGGACCGAACCGACCAGCGCCTGAAGGCCGGCGTCGACATAGGAGAACCATGGCGGCGCGATCGTTGCCAGCGCGGTCACTGCGACCGTGCCGGTATAGGCGGCCTCGAGATGCACCGGCTTGCCGATTTCGGTCTCCACGACGGTCGATCCCATGGTCACGCGCAGCCGGGTCGTGGTGCGCGTCGAGAACATCGGCAGGGTGCGTCCGACCAGCAGCAGATCCGTCATGGCGGTGACGTCGAAGGACATCAGCGCCAGTTCCTGTGTTCCGGCCGTCATGGTCGCGGCGCCGATGCGGCTGACCAGCGTGCGGCCGCTGCCGGGCGGCGGCCGTATCGGGTCGGTTGCGACCGCGTATTCGCTGGCGTAGTCGCCGGTCCCCTTCGCGGCCGTCTTGATCTGGTGCGCGTCGGCGCTCCACAGCACGATCAGGATGGCGCCGGGATAGAGGACAGGCAGGACGGCGTCGATCCAGTCGCCGGCCTCGACGTCGCTCATGTCGACCATGCCGTCGGCGATCGCCGCGCCAAGTCCCCGCGGCAGGAAGCCGTCGGTGCGGAACGCCTGCCAGTAGATCGGGGCCGTCCCGGCTGTCGCATGAACCTGCAACGACACCTTGGCAACCGGCTTTGTGTTGCCCTGCACGAGCAGCTGCAGGCCGCCGCCCATGGTCGGCGCTTCGGTGAAGGTCGCGCCGGTCAGCGGCGCGCCCCAAACCCGCCGTGCGATCGTGCCGTCGCTGAACGTCGCCTGGAACAGTTTGCCGCCGACCGGCAGTCCGGCAGGGATGGTGAAGGCGAACTCGCATTCGCCGTTCTCGTCGGCGACGGCGTCGTCCGGATCGAGCGGCATGCCGTCGAAGGAGGCGCTGTCGAGCGTGGCCGCCGGCGTGACGCCCGCTATCGATGCGGTCACCTCGATCGCGCGCAGCGTCCTGCCTGTCAGCCGGTCGGCGAGCGGAATGCCCCGCGACGACTGGTCGTCGACATAAGGGACCGGGCGGGCCAGCAGTTCGGTGGCCGGCGTGACGACGCCGCTGCTTTCATACCATGCGTCGACGGCCGGCGTGAAACGGCAGGTGGCCATGCGGGCGCCGCCGACGCCATAGGGCTGCGGCAGGGCGATCGATCCGGTCGCCGTCTCGTCGGCGCGGACCTGCGCCGGGGTGAAGGCCGGCAGCACCGGGTCGGCGTGATCGTCCTCTGCCGTCGTGATCGTGATTGGCAGTTGCAGCGCTCCGCCGGCGACGGCCGCCGTGTTGGTGGCATTGAGGTCGCGCTGGCGATCGTCCTCGAAGGCGTCGACGAACTGGCTGTCGAGACTGGACGGTTCCTCGCCCGAAAGCATGACCTGCAACGACAGGCGCGAGACGGCGGCCTGAAGGTTGCGGATCGATACCTTCAGCGCCGCCAGTTCGGCGAAGGTGACGGCAGGGGCCGCCTTCTGCGTCACAATCGGCGTGCCGCGCCAGTCGTTGTCCACCTCGGCCAGCGCCAGCAGATCGTCCGGCACGTCTGGCGCGGCCGGCGTCATCGGGTTGTTGCCGCCCTTGAAGTAGGAGAGATCGCCATTGCGGTCGACCGCGATCACGTCGATGCGGCGCACCTTGCCGTGATAGTCGAGCGCGACCTGCGTCCCGGTGACGAAGCCGGAGACGGTGATGGTGTCGTCCGTGTGGCTGTCCGCCGTGACCGTCGTGTAATAGCGATAGGTGACGTTATAGGTCTCTCCAGGAGAAGGCTCCGCGCCGCCCGGCGACCAGTCGACCTTGTCGTCGGTCAGCTTGTAATCGGTCGTCACGGTATAGGTCGTGCCGCCCTTCTTGACCTCGGTGATCGACTGGATGCTCGAATCTGGCAGCGCGTCGGAAGCGCCGGCGACACCCTTGGTCAAAGTCACGGTCTTCGACTTGATGCCCTCGACGCGGTCGATGCTGGTGACCGGGCCGTATTTGACGGTCAGGATCGCTGTTCCCGTGCCGCCGTCGGCAAAGGTCTTGTACTCGCCGGTCACAGCGCGCTCCGGAGGATCCTCGGTCACCGCGAGGCGGCGGTCGGCGCTCCAGTCGATCTTGCGGCCCCAGGCGTTCACGGTGCCGGCCGAGATCGAGAAGACCTGGTCGGAGCCTGTCTTGCCGAGCGCGGAGACCACGAAGCCGGAGACCGAATAGGAGCCGTGCGCCTCGCGGTCGTAGCGCTCCAGATCGTCGTCCCAGGGATCGCGCGCCGCCTGGTCCAGCACCACGACGCCGTCGACAATGCGGTAGACCGGCACGAAGCGCCAGGTCACCGTGGCGGTGTCCGCATGCACGTCCGTTGACTTGCCCCAGGTCGGCAGCTCGCGCTCGCGCGGCGACATGGCCGAACCGGACGCCGGGAAAGACGTACCCGGCGGGCTGAAGATCAGCGCGGCGTCGTCATCCTCGTCGAGGATGCTGGTCTCGATCCACAGGCCGACATAAAGCTCGCCCGTGGTCGGCACGGTGAAGGACGCATCGGCCGGCTCGCGCACCAGACCGAAGGCCGCGACCTTGCCGGAACCGACCGTGGTGGCGCCCGTATCGGCGTCGACAATGATGCCTGCGCCTTCGATCACGTCGCCGTCCGCCAGCAGCGCCTTGCCGATGTTCTCGACCTGGTGCAAATGGATCGAGGCGCTTTCGTTCTCGTCCTGGCCGGTGAGATAGCTGTCGGCGGCGTCGCGGCGCAGGATGCGGCGGTAGTGCTTGGCCGGGTCGAAGCCGTCATGCACTTCGGAAGAATCATAGGCCACGGTCAAATCTCCAGAAGGAAGGCGGCGAGCGTGCCGGAAGTGGACCCGTCATGCGGGATCGGCGCGAAGCGGCGGATCAGCAGCATGTCGCCGACATCGGTGACGTCGGCCGGCAGGAAGCGGGTGGCGGTGCCGGACACGCCGCCGGCGAAGGTCGGCGACAACATGAGGCCGCATTCGCGGATCACGCGGTCCTCGGCCGAGGCGAAGGTGGTCGGCAGTAGCGCGCGCACCAGAAGCAGCGGCGACGGATCGTCCACCGGCTCGTACTCGACGCCGTCGACGACGACGGGCTCCGGACCGGGATCGTCCACTTCGTCGCGCAGCAGTGCGTAATCGATCGCGAACGGCGTGATGTAGGCGAAGGGCGAGACAAGCGCGGTGGCGTCGCGCGGAACCGCAGGCGGCGCATCGCCGTCCCAGCCGGCGTCGCCGGCGCCGAAGCCGATCAGCGAGGCGCGCGGCGTATCGGTAAGGCGGTCGTGGATCGTGGTGATGAGGCCGGTGCGCCCGGCGTCGAGATAGGCGCTCATTCAGTGATCTCCGTGACGGAAGCGTCGAGCAGCGGGCGCGTGCCGTGCGGCTCGTCGGTGTGGACCAGGCGCGAATGCGGGGCGTCCTGCGCATCGCCCGAGGCGTATGTGACCATCGTGAGGCCGAGCGAGCGCCATGGCCCCGGCCGGTCGAAACCGTGACGCGAGAAGCCGTAGCGCAGGTGCCAGTCCGGCGTGCCATGGCCGCTGACCAGCGCCAGCGTCCCGCAGCGAGCGATCGCGCCGTCGTCGGGCGCGCTGCCCACGCCGCCGACTGTGGCGCGCAGCGACAGCTTCGGCCAGCCCGGCCGCCACTCCACCCCGGAATAGAAGCCGCGCAGGGCCGAGCCGAAGGTGTTGAAGGCGAAGCGGGCCGCGTCGACATCGATCCCGTAGATGACGCGATGATAGACCGAGGCGGTGGACTTCGCCGCGAAGCCCAGCCCGACGATCCGCTGCAACTCGCCATGCGAGACGGGGAAAGCATCGAGCAGGATGTCGAAGTGATCGTAGTAGTTCGTGTCGACCGGACCGTCGCGATAGGCCGAGCCGAGGTCAAGCCAGGCCAGCGCGTCGACATGGGCTTGCGCCGTCCCGCGATACGTCGTCCATGCGCGATCGTCATAGACCGTCGACCACTTCGCCTCCGGCACGAAGGCCATGACGTTCTGCAGGCCGGCGTTGCGCAGCAGCCATGGCAGCCAGCCGTCGGGGATCAGGTCGCGCCCGATATGACCGATGGACGGCACGCTGCCCTTCAGCCGGTCATAGCTGTCGTTGGCGTCGGCCAGCGCCTTCGTGAACGGCTTGGCGTTGGACGGCAGGAGGGCGCTGCTCATCCCTCGATGCCCCTGAGATTGAGCGCTATCGTGCCCAGCGCGAAGGCTCGCGTGCCGTCGGCGATCTGGTTGTCGGTCGGGTTGACCCGCGTCAGGTCGAGACCAAGCTCTTGCGCCGCCGCGTGATTGGCAACCGCCTGCGCCTTCATCTGGTCAAGCAATGTCGACGGCGCGTCTGGCAGCAGCCAGACGTCGGCCACGATGTCGACGGTCTCGACGACCGCGCTGGTCACCGTCACCGAAACGACGCCCTGCGGCTTCACATCGGCGCTGTTGAGCTTCGCCGAGACTGCGGCGAGCATATCCGAATCCGGCACGCCGCCGTTCTCCGACGACAGCACGGTGACGGTGAGCCGGCCCTTGCCCTGATAGGTCAGCCCGAGCGACTTCACCCGGGCGTCGGCAGCGCGCGCATTGGTCAGCCACCATTCGTCCGGCCCGGCGGCCGACGATCCGGCGCGCGCCTCGATGATGCGGGCGCGATAGGCATCGTCGCTCTCGCCGGTCAGCCGCGTCACGCCGTCAGGGTGTGCGGCCGTGCGCGTGTCCAGCCCATGCAGGTCGATGTCGGCCCCGACCGCGAAGTCGACCAGCACAGTGGCGCGGGCCACGTCGTTCAGCATGGCGCGGAAATAGAGGTCGCCATAGGCAGCGGCCTCGAGGCCGATGACGGCGGGATCAGTCTCAAGCCCCTCGACGTCGTAGTCGGGCAGCATGGCGTCGATCGCGCGAAACCCGTCCCACTGCGTCACGAACGCGGCGATGCGATCCGACAGAAGCCCTTCGTAGTCGAGGGTCGCGATGATGACGGGCGGGCCGTAGACCCAATTGCCGGTAATGGCGGTCACGCTGCTCTCCCGAAGGCAATGGCAAAGCGCACATCGCTGTTTGCCGGCGTGAAATCGCCGAGATGGCCGCGCGGGTAATAGATGCCGGCCAGTTGCAACTCGACGACGCCGGTTTCGTCGAGGCGGTGCACGAACAGATTGGTGACCGCGAAGCGCGGCTCCCACTTTGCAATCGCCAGGACGACGGCGGCATAGATCGCCAGGATGATCCTGTCCGTCATCGGCCGGTCGATCAGGTCGAACAGTTCCGACCCGAATTCGCGACGCATGACACGGCTGCCGATCGGCGTAGACAAGATCACCCCGATCGACTGCTCGACATGCGACCAGTCGGACAGCGGCTGGCCGTTGCCGTCTATGCCGGCACTGTCGGCCATGTCAGCCGCCCTTCTTCCTTGTCGCCGGCTTCTGCTCGTCGGCGGGCGGGACGATCACCGGCACGGCAAGCTGGTCGCCGTAAGGCGGCAGAAAGGCCTTCGCTACAGCGTCAGGAATGACCTGCGCATCCGCCTTTGCGTCGTACCAGGTGCCGCCGTAAAAGCCGGAAACGTTGACGATGACCTTCATATTCTCTCTCCTCGTCAGGCCGGCGGGCCGGTCAGGGCCGCGCCGGGCGTCACATCAGTATGCTCATGCGTGTCGCCGATGCTCTTGCCGTTGTGCGTGACGCTCGGCCCGACGATCGTCAGTGCACCTTTGATCGAAACATCGGCGACGATCTCGACGGCGCCGTCGCTTATGGTGATGCGCGTGCCACCCTTCGTGATGACCGCTTCAGGCCCGTCGTGCGGCCTGGGGTTGGCGTTGCTCGGCGTCGACATGTCGATCACCGCGTCGGTCAGATCGCCGTTCTCCGACACCACGTCGACCTGCTCGCCCTTCGTCGGCGGGATGTGGCTCTTGATGCCCCCGGCCGCGATCTCTTTCCACGGCAACCAACCGGTGAGGTAAGGCCCTTGCTCGCCGTCCGCGATCTTGACGCGGGCGACACCCTTGGCCGTGTCGACCTGGTCGACAACGCCGGTGCGCTTGCGGTTGCGGCCGCGCCGGTCGAGTTCGGCGACCTGACGCTCCAACTCAACGATCCGCTCGATGAACCCGAAAGTCATGGGTCCGCCTTGACGCTCGTCACCGACTGGATATCCGGCTCGGTCGCCTCGGCCGGTTGCACCGCGATGTCGAGCAACGCACGCGCCTCGTCGAGCGTCATACCGAAACGGCGGCGCTGCGCTTCGCTCATCAGCACGCCCGTAGGGTCTCCGATCAGAGATTCGAGGATGAGCAGTCGTGCGGCATCGGCATCGTCCTCGCTCTCGGCGGCCTTGGCGAAGAATCTCGCCCATATGCTCGTCGGCGCGACCGGCTCGCCGAACACCGGGTCCGGCAGGAGGTTGAGCGTCATGACGATCTGGTGAGCGGCGATGCGCGCGCCAGTCGCATCCGACGTTCGCTTCCGCTCGATCTTCTCGATCGATGATGACAGTCCGCGCCAGATTTCCGCCCAAGCGTCGCGCGGATCGGAAAGCGCATTGGTGATTTGCTTCGCTACGACATCGAGGAAGAATTCGAACGCCGAATCCGTCGCCGGGATGCCGGCTGCGACTTCCTTGTCGCCATCGTCGTTGCGGTAGACCATCGTCGCGGCGACAGCGACCTCGATCACCAGTTCGGTCATGCCAGACCTGTGCAACGACCGATCGCCGCCTGCAGCGTCGGTGGCCGTGTGGGTATAGACCGTGACGAAAGGCTTCTGCTGGTCCGTCGTCAGGTTGCCATCCGCGTCGGCATCCAGCGCTGTGATCTCGCTGTCGAGAACATTGTCGCCGACGAGCGTCTTGCCTTTCAGCGCCGCGATTGTTGCCATGCGGAGAGCTATGCGGGCGAGCATCAGACGCTCTCCCCGAGTTGCAGGACGAGACGGCTTTCACCGCGATCGTCGACCGCTAGCACTTCGAACCACGGTTCTGCCGGCCTGGATAGCGCCCGAACTTCGTCGCCGATCACGGCTTTGATCTCCGGATACTTCGTCCGATTGATGTGAAGCTCTGCCCGCTGCGCGGTGATGCGCGTGCGCCAGGCTGCGTCGATCCGGTTGCCGCTCGCCGCGGTTTCCTTGCCGCCACCGACGCGCAGCACGGCCTCGATCTCGATCGAAGGCCGAGCCGGATCGCTCGCCCCGCCCTTGTTGAATTTCAACAGCACGGGCTCCGCAAAGACGTGGTCGACCGATGCGACCACGCGATTGCGCAAGGCATGGAAACGGGCGGGAAGCATCCTGCGCTCCAAAGCGTGCGAGGCGGTCTAGCCGCCCCGCGTCAGGTTCAGGTGCGCTTGCCCTTGATCAGGGCCGCCGGACGCGTGCAGTATTCGAGGTTGTTCATCTGCACGTCGATCTCGACGCCCTTGTCGTTACGCATCAGCCGCTGTCTCATGTAGAGACGACGGCCGAGCGTGTTGACAGTGTCGACATAGTCGGCGGGGCCATAGACGGTCCGGAACAGACCGGGGACCCCCATTGGGGCGATGTGGCACTTATTTGCGTCGATAAAACTCGCGTTCCCGACCTTGCCGCGATAGTTCTCCCAGACGATGCCGCCGAATTCGAAGGCACCGAAAATCTTGGAGCCGTCCGGCAACACGTAGCCGTCGCGCAGCACCTGGGCCATCGGCGTTCCCTTGTAGCTGTCGACGACTTCCTTGTTGGCGATCAGATCGTCGAAGAACGCGTCATCGCATTCTGCCAGCAGATGCGTGTACGGCGTGCCATCCAGGGTGTTGGCGACCTGACGAACGACCTGGGCGCACTTCTTCCGCAGCGCCCCCGAAGCCGGGTTGGCATTGTCGAGGTCGAAATCGACCTCGCTGTCCTGCGAAACGCCGAAGAGGTCGAAGAGGTCGAGCTCGCTGCCGTCAGCGTAGGTGACGATACCCTTGAAGGCGCCGATGCGGGCGAATTCCTGCGTCGCCGCCATCGACTGCGAATGGATCTGCATGCGCTCGTCCACCTTCGCCATGACCGTCTCCAGTCCGCTTTCCTCACCGAAGGGGCGGATGTTCTGGACCTCTTCCGCCATGATGGCGTCGTCGATCTGGAAATGCGGGATCGGAATGGCACGCAGGTTGCGCTTGCCCTTGTCGGCCGTCTGGCCCGGTCCGCCGCGCGGGGTCGGCTCGACCAGCGTCAGGATGCCGTTCTTTTCCTCAACGGTGACGGTGGTCACCGCCACTGAGCTTTCGCGGAAGATGCCGAGCTGCGAGAGGCGGCCGGGCACATACTTAGTCTTGTTGATTGCATCCGTCAGCGCGACCACGCCGAACGGATCGGAATTGAAGATGTCCAGCATGGGATGTCTCCTCTGGATGTCTGGATTGATTGGAAATGGTCGGCGCTACCGCCAACTGGATATGCTGGTTAGCGGACGATGATGCTGCGATCCGCCAGCGCCTGGACGGCGTCGGCCTTCTGGGCGGCGGTAATGTCCGCATCCCACGAAAGCAGCTTGCCGTTCACTTCGGCCAGCCTGGTGACAGCACTGATACTTGTGCGTTCGTCGGCGCCCGTTGTCGCCCCGTAGAGCGCAACGGCCGCAGCGATCTCGAAGCCGTCGGTTGCCGAGGGATCGTGCGCGCCGAACTCGAAATCGGCGCTATCGGCGGCAACGTCGATGTAGAATTCATCGCCGGCCGCGTTGGCGCTGCCGCCCGCAGTGATGGTGAATTTCACGCCGCCCTTGCTGAACACGGATCCGTGCGTCGATACGCCGATCTCCTTGCCGTCAGGATCTTCCCAACGCACCGTCGTCGCAGTGACGGCGATGCCCTTGTAGCGCCCGTCCTTGACCTTGGAAGTCACAGCCGGCGAGCCCATGGCGATGATGCCGGACGAGGCGACGTTGCCATCTGCGGCCGAGGCCGTAGCAACGACATCGGCGACCACGGCGCGCTTGCCGAGTACCGAGCCGGGGACGATCGCCTGCGAGGCGGCAATCACGATGCTGTCGCGCGAAAAGTTGCCCTGCCCCTCGCTGAGCAGGAATTCAGCCGCATGCCGGCCTTCGGTATAGACGGTCATCTGACCCTCCGATCATTTGGGTTGAAATGGCGCCGCGGGACCTCCCGCCGCGAGACATGGCTCCGCGCTATTTCTTGGCGCGGAAATCGTCCCAGGCCTTCACGCCCGAGGCTGCTTTCGACTTGTCCGCCCCCGGCTGCGCCAAGCCGGACGAGGCGAGCCTGTCCTGTTCGTAACTGGTTACCGAACCGGGCTTCGTCGCCCCCACGTTCGCCACGACGAACGCCGCAACGTCCTCGCCGCTCATGCCGGGCGATTTCACAGCGAGATCGATCGCGGCCGACATGCGACCAGCGTCCCCCTTGACGCCCTCGGCCCCGAGCGCCGTGACGAGACGATCCGTCGCCATCTTCACGCCTTCGGCCTGACCCTTCTCGTTCGCCGCTTTGACCGCCGCATCGTGTTCAGCCTGCGAAATGCCGGTGTTCTTGTCGCCTCCGGCAGGCGCGTCGTCTTTCGACATTACCTCTTCCTTTCTGCTTGAGAGGGGCGCCTGCGCGCCGGTTTCTTCCCTTTCGGGAACATCTTCGACCCCGCCCGCGACAGCGTCGTGGACGGCGGCCAATAGGCTTTTGGCCATGATCAGTGCCTCCGATTGACTTCTTTCAGAAAGGCCGCGAATGCCTCGCTGCCGTCGCCGACAGCATCGACCAGCCCTAGCCGAACAGCGTCTTCGGCACGGAAGGCATCCGCCTCTGTCTTGAGCGCAGCGGCCTTGGACATTCGGCCCTTGCGGCCCAGCGCCACCTCTGCGGCGAAACGACCGCGCATGGCTTCAACCTCTGCTTGCCACTTTTCTTGCAACTCTGCAGGGAGAGGCATGAACTTGTTGCCATCCACCTTGTGCTTGCCGGCGTGGATCATCGTGACCTTGATGCCGTCCTGCTCCAGCGCTCCGCTGAAATCTGCGTGCATCATGACGACACCGATCGATCCGGCCCCGCCGAACTCCGGCATGACCACCTGCCGCGCCTGGCTGGCGAGGAGGTATCCCGCCGAATAGGCGTAGTCGGTCAGGATCGATATCGTCGGCTTCTCTTTGGAAAGTTGCCGTATCGCGGCGGCAGTCTCAAAGCCGCCGTTTACCTGGCCGCCATAGCTGTCGACCTCGAACACGACACCCTTCACATCGTCCCGGCGCGCGGCGCGGGCAATCTGCACCTGCAGGCCCTGGTAGGACGTTTCGCCAGAATAGGAGCCGATCCAGCCGCCTTTCTGGACCAATGTGCCTTCGACCGGGATGATCGCCACGCCGTCGACGACATAGAGCGGCGAGACACCAGCCTTGTCGTAAGCCCGCCCGAGCCTGTCGCCGATGACTCCCGCAGACGGTCGACCGTTGGCAAAGGCAACATGTTCCGTCGTCCCTTCGCCGTTGACGATGGTGATGGTGCACCCTGTCAGTCGCGGCCCGAACACCTGCAGGAATGTCTCGGCCTTGCGCGGATGATACAGCAGCGGCTGTTCGAAGAGATGGGCGCAGATGCGGTCGTACATAATCTTGCCCTCCTATCGTCCCGAAAAGCGGATGCGCTTGGCGTACCGGGCACGCCGCCCGGACTTCGCCGCACAAAGACCTTCGTAGTGACCGATCAGGTCGCGCAACGCTGACATGGACGATGCCGAAAACTGCACGTCGTCCTCGCCGAAGCGCGCCCGCACCACGCCGCCGCCGCTCGCCAGTTGCAACTGCACCTTGCGCAGCGCCGTCACGATCGCGCACGGATCGCCAATATCGACCTGATCGTCCCCGATCTGCACC